GCATCACTGCCGGCATCCGTGCTCTGCTGAGCAATGACTGGTCTTCTCATGAAGCTGGTCTTGTTCGTGAGCTGAGCAAGGAAGTTGAGAAGAGTGGCATCAGCAAATCGACTGAGCGCAGCTTCTTTGTTCCGTTCTCTGCACTGAACAAGCGGGCCACCTATGTGACATCGGGCGCGTCAACGGGCGGCAATTTGGTTGCCACCGATCTGATGGCTGATGAGTTCATCGAGTTTCTGCGGAACCAAGCTGTGATGCTGCAGCTTGGCGTGCGGTCGATGACCGGCTTGGTTGGCAACGTGGCGATTCCCCGCCGTTCTGGCGTGGCTTCGACCTACTACCTCTCCACCCAAACCACCGCCATCACTCAGTCGGAGAGCACCTTCGATCAGGTGACAATGACGCCAAAGAACTTGGCGGCACTGTCTAAGTACAGCCGGCAAACGCTTCTGCAAGCCACTCCTGGCATTGAGGAGCTAGTGCGGCGTGACCTGACTGATGGCATCAACCTTGCCATCGATCTGGGCATCCTCAATGGCTCTGGATCTTCTGGTCAACCGACTGGCATCCTGAATACTGCAGGTATTGGTTCGGTTGCGATGGGCGCTAATGGCGGTGCAATCACCCTTGAAAAAGTGGTTGATCTTGAAACCGCTGTTATGCAGGTAAATGGCGCAGTCAATCCGAACACTGTGGCATACCTGACAAACCACAAAGTCGTTGCTGCTCTGAAGAAACTGCGCGCCGGTGGTTTTGCCGCTAATGACGGTCCGTTCCTGTTCAACACTGAGGGCGCAACCCTCGGCCGCGGCCCCACGCCGCTGAACTTGAACGGCTATCCACTTGCTTCCAGCAATCAGGTGCCTAGCACTCTGACGAAGGGCAGCAGCAGCGGCGTCTGTTCTGCCCTGCTGATGGGTGATTTCAGCCAGGCGATTGTCGGCTTCTACGGCAGTGGTCTCGAAATCACTGTTGGCGAGGATCAGGATGACTTCAGCAAGGCTCTGACCAGCGTTCGTGGGATCGTCTCCTTTGACGTAGCCGTGCGCGATCCGAAGAGCTTCGCTGCCATCTTGGACATCACCACCACCTGATAAGGAGGAGGGGCAGGCAACTGCCCCTTTCTTTCTATGAAAGTTTTAATCATTGCCTCCTGCGCTGCTGATGGCGAACACCTTGAGGCGGGTGAAAATTATGAACTGCCAGCGGCACTCGCTGAAACATTGATCCAGCTGGGCCGTGCTATCAAAGCGGTGGCTGTAGAAGAGAAGCCGAAAGCAACTCGAAAGGTCAAAGCAAATGCCACTAACTGAGGATCTTGATATTTTCTTAGAGGACTTTGGCGTGAGCTGCACCTCGGGTGCGACTACTGCCAAGGGCATTCTTGATATGCCTAGTCAGGTGATCAGTGATGGCATGGTTTTGACTACTGACTACACGCTCACGGCCCGCACGTCAAAATTCGGCAGCCTGATCCGTGGCAGTGCGATCACAGTGGATAGTGTCTCCTACACAGTGAGAGAGACCATGCTGATCGGTGATGGCTCGTTCGTGCAAATAGCCTTGCAGAAGACATGACCACCAAACGCGAGACGATTCTGGCTGCAGTGAAGACTGCACTCACCGGCACCACGGGCGTGAGCAACAGGATCTATCGCAGCAGGGTGGAGCCACTAGCACGCGGGGAGACCCCAGCGATTGTGGTTGAACCTATATCCGACAGCGCAGAGCAAAACACCAGCCTGCCGCGACTTGATTGGAGCTTGACGGTGCGCGTCGCCGTGATTGTGCGTGGCAGCATTCCGGACCAGGTGGCCGACCCGATTGTGGAGGATCTACACAGCAAGCTGATGGCTGATTTGACGCTTGGCGGTTATGCAATCGACATTCAACCGCAGGGCGTAAACTTTGATCTGTCAGAAGCTGACCAGCCATCTGGCGTGATCACCTGTGATTACTTGATCCGATACCGGACAAGCGTCAACAACCTGGCTAGTTAGACTGCAGAAAAAGGACTCGACCAATGCCGCTTCTCAGCCGTAAGCGCCTGATCCTTACCAAAATTGAGGCCACCTACTCGACCGATAGCAGTCCTGCAGGTACTGATGCAGTATTGGTGCGCAATTTGGATGTGACCCCGATTGAGGCTGAAACCGTCAGCCGAGATCTGATCCGTCCTTATTTGGGCAACAGCACTCAGATCCTTGCCCAGACACGGGTGATGATCAAGTTCGAGGTTGAGCTGGCCGGTTCCGGTACTGCTGGCACGGCTTCTCGGGTTGACTCCCTGCTGCGGTCTTGCGGCTTTGCTGCTACCACTACCGGTTCGGCTGTGACTGGTACTGCTCAGGCCGGATCCGCTGGCAGCATCACTCTGGCTGCTGGTTCTAGCGCAGTGGATGGGTACTACATCGGCATGGTGATCAGTATCACCGGCGGCACTGGTAGCGGCAGCAAGGGCATCATCACCGGTTATGTCGGCAGCAGCAAGGTTGCCACCGTTCAGAAGTCCACCGCAGCGTTCACCCCTGCAGCGTCTAGCACTTACAGCATCAGCGCCAATGTCGGCTATCGCCCAGTCAGCAGCAGCTTCGCTAGTAGCACCATCTACTTCAACAACGATGGCGTGCTGCACAAGGCCACCGGCTGCCGCGGCACGTTTGAGTTGTCCATGGAAGTTAACGAAATTCCGACGATCAACTTTGAGCTGACCGGCATCTACAACGCCCCGACTGATACCGCAGCACCGACTGCCACCTATAGCGATCAGGCCACTCCGCTGATCTTCAAGGCTGACAACACTCTGGCTGTGAATGTGCTTGGTTATAGCGATGCCTGCATCCAGTCCATCAATCTGGACCTGGCGAATGAGATCGTCTACCGCGAGCTGGTTGGCTGCACTAAGCAGGTGCTGATCACCAACCGTGCGCCTGCCGGTGAGGTGATGATTGAGGCGCCGACCATTGCGGCTAAGGATTACTTCACCGCCGCAACGGATGAGACCACCGGCCTGCTGTGCTTCCAGCACGGCACCACTGGCGGCAACATCGTGACGATGGTGGCCCCAACGATTGACCTGGGCAATCCTACCTATGACGACAGCGACGGCATCCAGATGCTGAACCTGCCATATATTGCAATTCCCAGCTCTGTTGGCAATGATGAGGTGGTTCTGACTTTCGCCTGATGGCATTTGTCCTCAAACAATCCACCTCTTACAAGTGGCCGGTAAGCGTGAAGCTGCCGGCCGATGGTGGCAAATTCGAGAAACAAACCTTCGACGCAGAGTTCAAGCGGTTACCTCAGGCGCGGATCAACGAGATCCAAACCGAGGTGCAGGTGCGCATCAAGGCAGCCGAGCGCAATGAATCCACTGATGGCGGCATCAGCGATCAAAGCATTGCTGATGAACTGCTGGTCGGATGGGCTGGGGTGGTTGATGCAGACGGCGATGAGGTGCGCTTCTCCGAGGCGACCAAGCAACAGCTGCTCGATATTCCAACCGTGGCCGCGGCCATCATCGTGGCTTACTTCGAGAGCCTGACGGGGACGAAAGCAAAAAACTGAGAGACGCCGCCCGCTACTGGACGAAGGGCGGCGTGATTGATCAGACAGCAGATGATGCCAAGCTGTTTGGCATCGAGCTGGATATTGAACCAGACGATGAGCACTTTGAGGTTGAGCCTGATGCTTGGCCTGCAGTGCAGGCATTCCTGCGCTGTCAGACGCAATGGCGCACGGGCCCAGGCGGCCTCGTTGGCCTGGACTATGCAGCCCTGGCGTGGACCTTTACACTGTATGAGGTGACCGACCCAGCTGCTTTGCTTGCCGACGTGCAGATCATGGAAGGCGAGATCCTGCTGGTAATGCATGAACGGGAGAATTGAGCATGGCCCTGGACATGACGGCTGCAGTCAAGATCAAGGCCAGCGTTGATGGCATTGCTCAGATTGACGCATTGCAGCGAAGTTTGGGCAATGCGGATAAGCAAGCAACCGGATTGCAGGGCGCATTCGGGCGGATGCGTGGGGCATTAGGTGCATTGTTGCCGGCTGCTGGTGTGGCTGGATTGGTGGCATTAGGCAAGCAATCAGTTGATGCTGCTGACAATTTGAATGATCTCAGCCAACGCACTGGGGTCGCGGTTGAAAGCCTGAGTCGCTTTGGTAATGCGGCGAGGGATTCGGGAAGCAATGTTGATGAGGTGGCCAAGGCAATGGGGAAACTAGCGCGAAGCGTTGTGGATCCTTCCTCTAGAGCGAACGAAGCACTTAAGTCGATTGGTATAAATGCAACAGATGCAAGCGGCAAAATCCGCAGCATGGATCAAATCATGTTGGATGTTGCCGGAAAGTTCTCTGGCATATCAGATCCAGCAAAGAAAGCACAACTGGCCTTTGATCTATTTGGCAAGGCTGGAACAAACCTGATCCCAATGCTCAACCAAGGCCGTGAGGCGCTTGAGCAGTATTCAGCAACGATCACAACTGAAGGAGCGCAGGCGGCGGATCAGTTCAATGATTCGTTGAATGCAGTCGGCAATGCAGTAGCCGGACCATTCAATCAGGCGATCACTGCACTACTTCCGGTGATCACAAGCCTGGCCCAAGGTATCGCCGGAGCCCTGCAAGCATTCAGCGCATTGCCCGGCCCAGTGCAGGCGATCATCGCTGGTTTCGCTGCATTGGTTGTCGGCATCTTGGCCCTTGCTCCAGCGATCAGTGCCGTGATCACTGTCTGGGGTGCGCTTTCTGCAGCACTTGCAGGTGGTGCAATTTTTGCAAAAATTGCCGGCACGCTTGGCGCTGTGGTGCCTGCAATCACTGCAGTTGGTGGTGCACTGGCTGGATTGGCCCCAGTCTTGATTGGCATCTTCACCGGCCCCGTTGGTTGGATCACCTTATTGGTTGCTGCTGGTGTGGCGATCTTTGCATTCCGAGACAAGATTGGCGCCGCATTTCAAGCGATTGGGCAGGTGCTGAGAGCAGCAGCACAAGGATTCATGACTAATTTTGTGAACCCTGTAAAACAGTTTATGGCTGGATTATTTCAAAACATTGTGCAGGTGTTTGGCCGTCTTGGTCAGGCGCTGAGCGCACCATTTCAGGCTGCTGTTGGTGTTGTTCGGAATGTGGTTAACAGCATGATTGGCGGCATTGAACGAGCTGTGAATGGCGCAATCAGTGCGCTTAATCGCTTGATTCAAGGCGCCAACGCAGCATTGAGTCGGCTCAATTTGCCAAGTATCCCGACAATACCCATGGTTTCCCTCCCTCGTTTTGCTGAGGGCGGCATGGTCAACAGGCCGACCATGGCAATGGTGGGTGAAGGTGGCGAGCCAGAATACATTGTGCCGCAATCGAAGGCAACGCAATTCGCTAACAACTGGCTATCTGGTGTGCGCGGTCCAGCTGCAATCCCTCGTTTTGCTGAGGGCGGCATGGTGAACGCACCTGCAATCAACATTCAGACCGGCCCTGTGATGCAACAAGATGGCAAAAACTACGTGACGATGCAGGACCTTGAGAAGGCGATGCAGACTGTGGCATCCAGTGTGCTCAACAACAGCCGCACCAACGCAGGCCGTCGCTTTGTTGGTGTTGGCGCATGACGGCAGAGAATCGCGCACAGTCGCAATACCTGAGGATTTTTAACGATTCGTCCACGTTCTATCGGTGGCAGAACTACTACGTCGGGCAGACCATCACGCTTGATAGTGCCAGCTGGTCATACCATCCATTCGACTGCAACGGTCTGACATCAGGCACCACTGGTGGTGATTCGCTGCTCAGTATTGGGGTGCCTGCAACCAGCGTGGCAGTCACAGCATTTGAGGCGGCGTTGAGCAATAACTACCTGTGCGAGATCAAGATGTATCAGTTCTACTCTGCACTCAATCAAATCGCGCCGCAACTCAGTCAGATCCTGATCGGTACGTTCGTGGGTGAAGTGATCGGCATCAGTGGATCATTCATCGAGTTGCAGATCAAGCTCGGCTCTAGCCTCTCCCCAGTTGGTGCCCAGGTGCCACCTAGGAAATACACTGGGGCATTGGTGGGCGCACCGATCCGGCTATGACCTACAGCCAGCCGCTATCACTGCTGCCCCTGCAGGCTGGTGTCGTTGTCACGCCTCTGACCGAGAGCGCCGCACAGGGCAACCGCACACTCGATACACAGCAGCGATCGGTGGTGATTGGTGAGCCGATCCCGATCATCTTTTGCCGCCGCCGGGACAGCATCGGCGGAGTCTTTGTCAGCCCTGCTGCTACGGAGGGTAGGTTTGCCAATAACGCAAGCACCAACCTGCTGACCGTTGACTACGAGCTGGTACTCAGCGAAGGTGACATGCCCCAGCTGCAGAAGAACGATTGCTGGCAGGGCGCGTGCAGGGTAGGCACCTGGACGCAATCGTATGACACGCGGGCCGGTACGTTCACGCCAGGCAATGTGACCACTGTGGTTGCAGGTAAGACCCCGTGGAATTGTCCGACCTTCTGCGGCACTGGCGGCAGCTATGACAATCTCACGACGCTGCGTTTCACCTACACCTACGCCGACGGTTCAACCAACTGGAATAAGCAGCTGCATGTATTTGTGCGTCAGGGTTTGATCGTCACTCGCATCATGGATAGCGTGGTCGGTTCAAGCGATAATTTCATTGATTTTGCGAAGTATCTGATCACGCAAACGGCAAGGCTGCCGGCCAGCATGATCGACAACACTGCGATGCTGGCAGCCGCGACATTCCTCAATGCCAATAATTTCAGATATAACGGCATCTATTCCAAGTCATCTAACCTAGAAGACTGGATGACTGAAACAGGATTCGGTTTCCTGTTGAAGATTAGCGACAACAACGGCAAAAAAGGGTTCCGTCCATTACTGCCGACCAATGCCAATGGCACGATCAAGACCACCGCAATCACTCCTGAGTTCACCTTCAGCGAGGAGCACATCATCCCGAATGGCTTTGAGATTGAATATATCCCATTAAGTGAACGCAAATCGATTGCTGCATTGATGTTGTGGCGACAGCAACCTGACAACAGCATCGAGCTGATTCGCAATACTGTTGTGAGGTTGCCAGGCACTGCAGCTGATGGGCCGTTTGAGCAATATGACCTGAGCCAATATTGTGTGACCGAGGCTCATGCCGTCAAAGTTGGTGCGTATGTTGTTGGCAAGCGGCGGTTAGTCAAGCACACGCTCAGAATCAAGGCACGCCCTGGTGCATATAGCAGTTCACTGAGCACGGGCAGCATTGTTCGCGTGAAATTGCGGCGAGAGACCAATGTAGCGGCGATCGAATGGCATGATTACTTTTACGAGGTAGAGCGAATCGGGAAGAGTGTTTCGGGTGTTGTCCAGTTAGATCTTGTCCATTTTCCGGTTGATAGCCAAGGCCGCAGTTTGCTTGCCCTTCTAGTGGATGGCGCAACACCAAGCGGCTATGACTATTCGACAGGTGCGGGCAGCTTTACCTGTGACGTGAATGATCCCAATGACCCTAACCCATTGCCAGACGATCCTGGGGACCCGATCCCCTACCCTGATTTGCCAACAATTCCTCCTCCCGAAGATGACGGTGATCCGCCAGACGTGCCTAATCCAGACGATCCGCTGGATACGATCCCGCCAATTACATGGACCGGGACGCCGAATCTTGGTAATACATTGACCGTAGATACTGTTTGCGCCAATCAAATTACGAATTGGTATTTGATAGATGCAAATACTGGTGAGGAGGAATTGGTCTCAGCAAATTCCGCGACGTATTATATCGATTCGACCAATTCTGGATTGTTAGGCAAGATGGTCTACGTCGAGGCTTGCTGCGTCGATGCTGGCACACCTAGCGGATATACATGCCGCAGGTCTGCGGGGGAAGCGATTGGTGGGGCATGGACTGAGGTGCCAGGTGGTGTTGGTAAATTGCTTTACATAACAGGGACTCGAAACATCTCGACTACAGCTTCAACGTGGTGCCCTCAAAGTGGCAATACGGGTCAAGCTAATCCAGGATCTTCAACTACTGAACAAATCAGTATTGGTCCCTTTCTAGGTCGAAAAATCTTACGCTATAGATTCATAGGAGGTAGCAGTGAAACCCTTTCAACTACTTGCGGTGATTCGAGTGGTAATTATACGAATTACTTTTATTTCGTAGAGTATGAATACGAGCCTTCTCCTGGAGTTCCTGCTGGAACGATAGATGGACAGGGAATTACAAGCATCCAAAATTTTGCACAGATTAACAACCAAGTAAGTTTTTCTGTCACATATACACATACACTCACTGTTCAGCTTGTTTAATGGCCACCTTCCCCGCGCTAACTCCATCCACCCGCAGCTATGTGCCTGGCGTGCAGCCTAGCACTTCAATCAATACGCTCAATGGTGATGAAATGAGCGTGCGGAATGGCAATACAGCCAATGGCTACCGACTCAGGCTTGGATTCAACCTGCTGACTCGCAGTGATCATTTCAGCCTTCTGTCTCACTATGCACTGCACGGCCGATTTGTGCCGTTCGACCTGGATGCAACAACGCTAACTGGATCCGGCTTGACCTTCCCAGCAACATACCTATTCATCTATGCAGACACTCCAGAAACGGAGGAGATCTGCGGACAGATCACTGCAACGGTTGAACTTCAACTGATCCCGTCTTACACGATATAGCCATGTCTGATTTCCCGTCGCTCAAGCCGAATCAAATCAACTATGACTTTGGCCAGCCCAACATCAGCGAGCTGTCAATGACAGGCAGCGGGCCGATCAGGTTCCGCCATTCGCTCTACATCAACAACTACAACCTGACCCTTGAATACACCAACCTCACCGCAACTGAGATTCAGTTGATCCGTGATCACTACTTTGCCTCAGCAACTATTCACGACTACTTCGAGGTGCCCGCCCTGATCTGGGGCACTGCGTCGATCGTGCCGACTGATTCGCTCTACCGTTACGTCTCACCGCCCCAAGAAGTGCAGCGCAGCGTTTATTTCGATGTTACTGTTGAGTTGCGCGTCACCCATGGCAACCTGCTGCTCTACATCCTGGATGGTGGCGATGCCACCGTGCCGACCGAGACGGCATTCACATCATTTGCGTTGACTGGTTATCAGCCCTTTATCCTGAATGGGAACGGGGCTAACCTTTCAAGCATCACCGTCACTCACATTTTCAACGGACAAGGGGCTTAATCCATGCCGACGCCAACGACCGTTCAGGCCAGGTTCCAAGTCCGTGCTGATACTGCAGCAAACTGGACGGCAGCAAACCCTACGCTGTTGCTCAATGAGATCGGCATCGAGACAGACACCAAGAAGCTGAAGCTAGGAGATGGCACGACCGCCTGGGCGAGCCTGGCTTATTTCCCGTCGATTGTGACTGGCGGCACGGTGCTCGGCAACCTGGAGATCGGCACCACGGGCACACTGACGTTTGAGGGCAGCACGGCTGATGCGTTTGAGACAACGCTGGCGGTGGTTAATCCAACAGCAGACCGTACGATCACGCTGCCTAACATCACCGGCACCGTTGTCACGACAGGTGATACCGGCACCGTCACCAGCACGATGATTGCTGATGGCACCATCGTCAATGCCGATGTCAATGCCTCCGCTGCGATTGCCGGCACCAAGATCAGCCCGGACTTCGGCGCTCCTGTAGTTCATCCACTTGGAGCTGCTGCCACACCAAGTCTTACCTTTACTGGCGATCTAAACACCGGCATCTTCAGCCCCTCTGCTGACACCATCGCATTTAGCAAAGGCGGCAACGAGGCATTGCGCATCGACTCCAGCTCACGCCTGTTACTTGGCACGTCTTCTGCTTTTAGTGAATTTAACGGACCAGATTCGAGCGGTTGGACTGGTCTGTGTTATGTAGCCGATAATCGCTATAACTCAACTTTTCACGTTTCTAACTGGACAAACAACGCTAGTCACAATAACTCAGGCGGAACAATAATGATGCTTAGCCGCTGCAAAAGCGGAACTATCGGTACACACACTTCTGGCGCACTTTCAAGTGGAGAGGACATCGGGCGTATAAACTTTAATGCTTCTGACGGCACAAATTTTATTACAGCAGCCCTTATCCAGGCGGAGGTAGACGGCACTCCTGGCGCTAATGACATGCCAGGCAGGCTCGTACTGAGCACGACCTCGGACGGGGCCAGTTCTCCGATCGAGCGGGTGAGGATTAATAGCTCTGGGAATGTGGGCATCGGTGCAATTAGCGGCATTGTTGCAAGGCTTCATGTTAGGGCTGCAGATAGCGACACACCTGCAGTTTTGCTTCGCCTCGAACAGTTTAATGCCGCAAATACTGATGGTGCTCGTCTTGAGATCCAAGCAAATGCTGCAAATGATCTTGTCATCTACGACTCAACCGGCACAAATGCGGGTGGCCATGTATTTGAAACAGGCGGCACTGAAGCCTTACGCATTACAAACGACGGAGTTATTTGCTATAACCAACCTTCACCAACTTCCAAATCTGCAGCCGCAACACTCACCGTTGCTGAACTGAAGACTGGCATTATTCAGTACACCGGATCCGCTGCCACTTTGACACTTCCCACAGGAACACTGACGGAAGGTGGTTTCTCTGGCATCTACACCAACATGACCTTTGAATATTCCGTGATCAATACCGGCTCTGGTACTTGCACCATTGGCGCTGGTACTAATCACACCATTGTTGGTGCTGCCACCATTGCCTCTGGTGCTTCCGGTCGATTTGCCGCACGCCGCACTGCTTCCAACACGTTTATCAGCTACCGCCTGAGCTAGTAGTTCCTTTCACTAGCCATGCTGATACTTGGCACTGCAATTAAACTTGCCGTACAACCCAACTGATCATGGCTAAAACTCCCGAGGCTTCTGCTCCTGTAGTCACTTGGCACATTGCCAATCTGGAACGGGAAACCGCCGATGGCTTCGTGTTCACTGCCCATTACACGATTGACATGAACGACGGCACCTACAACGCCGGCGCATACGGCAGCATCGGTTTTGAGCGCCCTGAGAACCTGATTCCCTTCGCCGATCTGACCGAAGATCTGGTAGTGCAGTGGGTGCAGGAAGCCCTTGGCGGCGACGAAAAAGTCACCGAAATCCAAACCGCCCTCCAGGCACAACTGGATCAGCAGCACAACCCCACCAAAGCCGCTGGGGTGCCTTGGTGATGGACAAGCGTCTGTCGATTGTTGGTGCCATCTTGGCGCTGCTTACCACGGTGATCGGCACGACTCTTGCCATTGATTCACGGTATGCCAAAAGCCAAGAGGTACAGGACCAGTTCTGCCAAGCACGCAAACAGCAGCTTCGTGATCGAATCTTTGAACTAGATTTGAAACCGCAGCAATCTCCAAGCGATAAAGCACTGCGAGAATACTTGCAACAGCAATTGAGAGATGGCTGTCAAAAGTAAGGTCGGCACGGCACGGGTTGAGCATCAGCCTGGTCCGCCTAAGACCACCCGGCAGGGCTATGGGCAGCAGTCCAGGCCTCGCCGGCGTGGTCGCAAGCCACTCAGAGGCCAAGGTCACTGATATGGATCCTGACACCCGCGAGAACTGGCGCAAGATTCGCGATCACCTCAAGACTGTCGGGAAGACGGATAACCACTACTACCGCCGCGCGGTGGCAATCCTGCAGGGCAGGTCAGACCCATTCGATCGCTATTCTGGAGTTAAGCCAAGTGCTGCCGGTGAGCGATGATTCTAAGAACGTGGGCACTGTGCTCACCCAGTCGCTGCCGGCCGCCCTGGCTGCTGGGATGGTAGCTATTGCCGGCCTGTTGATCTCGATGCAGGTGCAGTCGGCCAGGATCGAGGCCACGATCGTGCAGATGGCTAAGTCGCTGGATGAGTTGAAGATGGATGCACGGGCGCAGCTCACCGAGCTGGATCAGCGTGTGCGTGACCTTGAAATGCGCCCATAATCAGATAGCCAGACCATCTAGCAATGTCCGCCGAAACTCTAGCGATCATCGCGATCATCGTCGCCGCTGGTTCTGAACTCATCGCCATGAGCAGCCTCAGGTCAAATAGCTGGGTCCAGCTTTTGCTGCAGGCACTGAAGATCATGTTTCCAAAGCGCCGCTGAACAATGGCCAACACGGCACCGATCACCCTGCAGGCACTGTTTCGGTATTACAAAGGCCTTCCCCATCAGACCGCAGCGATCAGTTTGCTGGAGCAGGACCTAGCCGCCAACGGATACCAAGCAACGATGCGGCGTGATCGGCCGTGGTTCGAGGCCTGGAGTCAAGATGGCAAGCAGATCGACCTATCGGCTGGCATCAACCTAATCAAACAGTTCGAGGGCGTCCATCTCACTGCATATCCCGATCCGCTAAGCGGTGGCGAACCCTGGACTATCGGCTATGGCACCACGCGCTACAGCGGCGGCGTGCCGGTCAAACGCGGCGACAAGATCAACATGATCGAGGCCGACATGCTGCTGCGGCTTGAGGTCGATCGGATCGCCAAGAAGTTGGCCACCACCATCCCCAACTGGAAGGTGATGGATGACAATCAGCGATCGGCGTTGGTGAGCTTCGCCTACAACCTGGGCGAGGGCTTCTATGGCACCGCCGGCTTCGAGACTATCACCAAGGTGCTGCGCAACCAGGCCTGGGACCAGGTGCCGAAGGCCATGGAGTTGTACAGGAACCCTGGCAGTAATGTCGAATTTGGCCTGCTCCGTCGCCGTAAAGCCGAGGGCGAGCTATGGGGTGACCATCGGCCAAAGCAGCAACAGGAGCCCGCCAAGCTCACGCCGGATTCATCATTCATCGCCCGCATCACGCCACACATCCGGCTGGGTGAGTTTGCGCTAGATCAGGAGGCCAGACGGTTTGTGCACCAGTATCAGGTGAACACTGCAGCGGAGCTGGCGGCATTCCTTGAGTGCGTACGGCAACGGTTCGGCGGCAAGGGCATCATCATCACCTCAGGATTCAGGCCTGGTGCCATCAATGCTTTGGTTGGCGGCGCCACCAACAGCGAGCACCTCTACTCTGCGCCGGGTGTCGGTGCTGTCGATTTCGTGGTCAGCAATGCCGACATGATGGCGGTGCAGGCCTGGTGCGATAAGGAGTGGCCATTCAGCCTCGGCTACGCTGCACCGGCCTTCATTCATCTCGGCCGCCGTGCTGATGGCAAGCGCCGCCGCTGGGACTACACCTGATTTGAGTGTCACCAGCAACAAGCCCTAGCGGGACGGCTAGGGCTTTTCATGGGGTGCCGTTGCCGGTGGATCATGCCAGGCGCTTCGGCTGGATCGTCCAGGGGGATCAGGGTGTAGTCATCGCAGGCATGGCGCTCGGCAAAGACTGTTGCAGCGATGTGGGTATCAAACGGCCCGACATGCCACGGGCCGATGCGCAGGATGTATTGCATTGATTCAGGCTAGGGCAGCAGCTGAAAGTCAGTTCAAATATTCGTTCGCCCAATCGAGCAGTTCGTCCTTGATCCAGACGCCGTGCGTCCAACCGGGTTCGCCCCAGTTCAGATGCGGCGCATACTCTGGCAGCTCTGTGTCGCGAATGGTTTCAAGATAGCCGCCGCGACGGTGCAACTCAAGCCTGACGGATTTGATGGTTTTGTATTTCATGGTTGTGAGAATACGAGGGCCCCGAAGGGCCCTGGAAGAAGGTCAGACAAAGCTCCAGCCATTGGCATGGAATTCAGCGATCAACTGACTGTTGTTCATGGATTCCAGTGCCTGGCGCCACTCGGCAGCTTCCTGCTCAGCTGCTTCTTCGGTGCTGTAGCTGTGGGTGTCCATAAAGCAGTCTATGTACTGCTCGATCAGATCTTGACGGCGAGCCTTGGTGATGTAGGTGGTGGCCATGAGTGGTTGTCTGAACTGAAGTAACTATACCCCGCCGACGGGGCACAATGCCCCGGATGCAGGGCACCTTCACAAACTGTCACACTCTCATGGGCTCAGCAGCTGCTCAAGGTACAGCTCAGCTTGAAACAAGTCCGAGCTATACCGGCAGATGCCGCCCACACAACTCCGGTAGTAGATCTCCATCCCTTCGCGGAACAACGTCTCAATGCTGCCGCCATCACGCTCAAACCGTGCCAACACCACAGGCTCAGTCATTGCCCTTCTTGCTGATGAATCCAATCCTTCAACCTTGAAACATAAGCACGCAGCGCCTTGGCCTGCTCAAAATGCCATCGGTCGCCAGTCCTGAACCCAAGCTGGTTGTGTTGGTCAATCGCCTTGAGCGATTGGTAGATGATTGCGTTCCATGGCTCACGCACTGGCGTGTTGAAGTCACGCTCGGGCACTTTCAGTCAGGGGCCACTAATGCCCGCTGAAACCATTCGCAGGTCACAGCGCAGCGGCCACCCGTACGCTTTGCCTCTGGTATCTCCAAGTCACAATGCTGATGGGTCATATCCCACTGCAAGCAATCCCAACACATCACGCTCGCCGTCTTAGGGCGGATGCTGCCGACTGCGGCCTGAAACAAGGTCTGCGCCCGCAGCATCGCCTGATGAAGCTGGATAGTGCCTGTGTCAATGTCCAGCTGTTGTTCAGGCTTCGGGCCAAGGATGATCCGAGCGTGCCAAGTCCGATCAGCACGATCGCAGACAAGCAACAGGCGGCCAGACTTCAGGCGAATCATTCCGTCTCGCCAAAACTCGGTTGGTGATACAACCGCTCCAGCTGCATGGTGATCGGCTCATCGTCCACCAGGTCGATCGGATCGGTGACATCCTTGGCGACGAATACCAGCCGCGAGCCATATGGCTTGAGCACCAGCAGGCCAACGCGGCGTGATTTAGCCAGCAGACGGACCGCTGCCCACTCAAGCCATGTCAACTGGAGATGTTCGCGCATAGCAACATCATGCCGTCAACGCCACTTATCGCCTAGCAACACCTGGCGGCAAACTTCGATGGCCTGTTGCGCTTGCTTCTCGGTCATCACCGATTCGGTGGCGTCCATTGCCTTCACCACACGAGCGAAGAGATCGGGGTAGTAGGTGTCGCGGAAGTTGGCGGCTATGTCGCGGCTGAACTCTGCCCACAGGCCAGTCAGCGTGCCGCGCAGTGGATGCCCATACGGCAACTGCTCACGGCCACTGCGTTGGTACAGCGCCTCCATCATGTCGGCACGTTGCTGATCGATTCTCATTCGTCGAAATACTTACGGATGTGTTGCAGCTCCTGGCAAAGCTGTTCGCGGTTGCGGATGCCCATGGTGCCGCGCAGTTGATCGATGCGGATGTCGATCAGCAGGCGTAGCCGATCGCGTTCTGATCGTTGCCCAGCCTTGAAGGTGTTGCTGCCCTCCAGCAGGCTATAGAGCCGGGCGCGTGCTGCTGCAGAGTTAATCACTGGGGATGTCGGTAACGGTTTCAGGGTTGAGCCACTCCAGTTGAGACCAGAAGGGCAGCCAGGTATCAGCAGCGATCAGCTTGGCCTCGGTCAGGCTGTGCGCCATCACGCATTCACAGACGTTCGCATCCTTGATCGTGAAGTAGAAGCGGCGGGGGGTCATGACTGAAGAAGGGACCAGCCGGTCCAAGGAGTGAACAAATACACAAATCCCTCGAAGTAGCCATCGTCTACAAAAGTTTCAAACTCGTCAAGGGATGCTTTAAGAGCCCTGCCATAAACACAATGCAGGGTAATGAGCTTGTTAGCCTTTGCTTTGTTTCCAAAATCGGTCTGTAAAACGTCGATAGAAAAAGTCTTTCTAGTCGTCGTATAGCGAATGGTTCTTTCTAAGAGATTTGCGATAGCGAGACAGTTGCCGGGAACCCTCACTTGCGCACCTCCACCACTGGCTGCGTGCCGCTGTGGGTCATGCCGGGCTGGTTGCCGGCTTCAAGGCCGATCATGGCAAACACAGCCGCGACGATCAGCAGGCAGATGGCGTTGTTGATTCGATCAGTCATGACAGGTGGCGATTAGCCCAGTTGATGAGTTGAGAGCGTGTAAAGGGCCCGGCAGGCAGCTGCTCGGGCAGGTAGACGGTGTGCAGGCAATGCTCTGAGCTGATCGTGCCGCCCAGTTTGCGGACGGCATAGGTGATCAGCTTGACGGTGCGGAAGCGGATGGGCATCACACCACCGAGCTGAATTGGCCGTTCTCGTACTTGACTACGAGATAGGAGCGGCGACCGCGCGGACGCTTGACCGTGTACTGAATCCGGGCGTTGCCGTTGTAGACGTAGTTTTCAGCCTTCAGAATCTCGTAGGTGATGCCTTCGATGTGGAGGGTCATGAGTCAGAGATGCGGTGCCCCTTCGGGCGTGACCTAAGTATGCCCCACCGACGGGGCACTTGCCACAGGCTTGTGACAGTTTTTCACACGGCACCCTCGCCAACCGCGATCTCAACTGGCACCCGCAGTTCTGGCTTGCTCTGACCCTTTGTTTTCCGGCTCCACCCCACCACCGCAGGGCTGACCAGTACCTCAACCGTGAACCACGCATGGCCGCAGTCAAGGCAAGCACGCTTGCGCACTGTCACCTCGGCATCCCGGTTGTTCGTCGCCATCGCCTTGATGTCACTGCTGGAGCATCGCGGGCATTGCATCGCTATCTTGAGACGTACCCCACTGGTCTAGCACAATGCAGTTCGGTGAGTGGATGGCCGTCAGCCTGACAGCCGAACAGCAATTTGACATTGAAAAGAAAGCCCGCGCCCTGCTCTCAAGCCCGGACGCGGGCGCCATGGCCGTCGCGCTCTACAAACAAACCTGCTACCAGCAGCAACTGCTCCAGCAGGCCGTCAACGAAATCGCTCGCCTCGAATGTGAGCTGATGGGCTTTTAGAACAGGTCAGCATCCTGGATGTTCAGCACCACGCCATCGGTGGCAGCAGTGAGGCTCTGCGCAGCATTGCCAGGATCCACCCAATCGCGCGGCGGCTGAGCCACTGCGCTGATGTAGTTCAATCCCTTGCTGCTGGTCTTCTTCCAGCCAGTCACCGGCACCTGGACGCTGCCGTACTGATCCGGCGTCTGGCTCATGATGTACCGGCAGAGGGCATCCAGCTCCTCCACCTTAATGTTCATCATCCCGTTGAAGTCCACCTTGATCTCGGGCTTGGTCGATTTGAAGATGCTCAGGTTCAGCTTGAAGCTCATTGGTCCTCGTTGGTAATGGTGTTGGCCTGTTCGTATTGCTCCACCCCGGCCAATGGGTAGAGCACGAAACCCGGCGTGCGGAAATACGCTGGGCCCTTGCCAGCCTTACGCCAGCGCATCAGGGTGTCGCGGTGGACTCCCCAACGCTCAGCAAGCTGGTTAGCGGTCAGGTAATCAGAAGAGTTCATCGCTCTCGGCCTGGGGCTGTGGCTCCGGCTGTGCGGGCGGGACAGGCTGAGCGATCGCAGCATTGAGATCCGCCACGCTCGCCGCCGGGCTCTCGCTCACGCTCACCGGCTGGATGTCCACCACTTCCTCTTGGCTCTGGATGCCAACAAGCAGGTCGGGCACATACAGACGCCCGAACATCGCCGCTGCCCTGTACCTCAGCATCAGCTCGGGCATGGTCTTCCACTTGCTGCCGGCCTTGGTTGACCAGCCTTCCGCGCGGGCCATCGCCATGCTCACTGCCGGGCCGGTGACGGTCTTGCCTGTGGCTTTGTCCACCGCAGAGCACCTGCAGGCCATCTCATCGCCCTTGCCGGCCAATTCATACTGCAGTGGCTCAAAGCGGCCGCAGCCGTTGACTAGAGCAATGATGAACTGGCTGCTCCAGCTCGGGCGGCCGTGGATGATGTGCAGGTTCTGCATCACCTGGAACGGACTCATCCGCATCCGGTTGGCGATCTCAAGCGCCACCAAGCAGTTGGCAAAACCCTGCTGGCCTTGAAACTGCGGCGGGATCAATGTGCTGCTGGCCAGGGCCTTGGCGATGCGCTGGGCGTCCTCGAACGCGGCGATGCCGCTGAACACTGAGCCGGTGGTTGTTGTGATTGCTGTGCTGTCGGTCATCAGAACTCCTGGATTTCCTCGATGGGTTGCGTGGTCTTGCTGTCTGTCATCCACGCCGGCAGGCTGATCATCTCGATCTGGTCGCTGTAGCCAGGCCAATTACCGGCGGCCTTACATTCCGCCAGCTTGGCTAGGTCGCGCATGGCGGTCTTCATGCCGTGTTCAATCATTTGATCATCGGCTGCGTAGACCGCCACCGCATAAGGCGGCTTCTTCTCCACAGCAATGAAGATGAACTGCATCGGCCTGGTGCCGGTGGCCTGCTCCAGCGAGTGGGTATACCAAGCTGCTTGCACTCCGTAGCGCCATTGGGCAATCGACTTGCGGAACCCGGTCGGGGAAGCGTCCTCGGTGGTCTTCAGGTCCACCACAATCGCGCCGTCGCTGGTCAACCAATCCGGGCGGCATTTGCACTCCAGGCCGGTGGTGGCATCCGTCCACATGTGGGTGGTCTCAGCTTTGCCTGGCAGGTTGAGCAGCATGGCCGCGGCGGGATGGCTCAGGATCGCTCTGCCCATGTGCATCACATGGTCAGCCTCATCGCGGCTCAGCATCGTCTTGCCAGCAGCATCGGCCTCGAATGCTGCCCATGCCTCCTTACCGGCCTTGGTGCGCCGGTCGATGCCATCAGGTGCCACCGCATAGTCGCGGTCCCATTTGTGCAGCTCAAGCACATGGGTGTGGAGCGCACTGCCGAGCCTGTGAGCGGCTGAAGGCTCAGGGATGATGCGCTTCTCATCGATGAACCGCGCCCAGTAGTGCAACGGGCTGCGAGCGATCAGGTCGAGATGGCTTTTGCTGATCGCAGGGTGCGCGTGATAGTCGGCGTTCTCCATGGGTTGTGGCGACTTGCGCCACCCTATAGCCTGATGCAATCAGATGCAACCTCATGCAGCTCCGCGGTTATCAGCAGCAGGCCATCGATGACCTCCGCAATGCCTACCGCGCTGGTAGCCGTGCTCCTCTGCTATGCCTACCAACCGGCGGCGGCAAGACCATCATCTTCTCCGCCATCGCTCAGTCCGCCGTAGCGCGTGGCCGCAACGTGCTGATCTTGGTGCATCGTCGCGAGTTGCTCCATCAGGCCAGCCGCAAGCTCACCGCGATCGGCGTTGACCATGGCCTGATCGCTGCGGGCATTTCAACCAGTGACCAACCAGTTCAGGTGGCCTCAGTGCAAACCCTTGTGCGCAGGCTCCCAACAATGACTTGGCAGCCGTCGCTAATCATTATCGATGAGGCCCATCACGCCGCAGCAGGCTCATGGGATCGCGTGCTTCGCCACTGGCCTGATGCCTTCCGCCTGGGCGTCACCGCCACACCATGCCGCCTCGATGGCCGCGGCCTAGCGCAGGCTTTCGATCACCTTGTGCTCGGTCCATCCGTCGCCAGCCTGATCAATGCCGCCTACCTCACCGGCGCTCGCATTTACGCTCCGCCGGTGATGGCCGATCTATCGGGCATCCGTAAGCGCGCTGGTGATTACGCCGCCGACCAGGCCGCTGATGCCATGAACCGCCCAACGGTCACCGGCGATGCGATCGCTCATTACCAGCGCCTAGCAGCAGGGCAGCAGGCGATCGCGTTCTGCTGCTCCATCGATCACGCCAACTCTGTCTGCGCTGCATTCACCGCCGCCGGCATCAACGCCGCCACCCTGCTCGGCAACACCCCAAATCGCGATCAAGTCGTTGCAGCATTTGGTGCCGGCACGCTGCAGATTTTGGTGACTGTTGATGTGGTCTCCGAAGGCTTCGACATCCCAGCCGCTAGCTGCGCCATCTTGCTTCGGCCAACGCAGTCCCTAGGGCTCTACCTCCAGCAGGTAGGTCGCGTTTTGCGGCCTGCGCCGGGCAAGCTCCACGCGCTGGTGCTCGATCACGTTGGCAATGTCACCCGCCATGGCTTCCCAGATGATGACCGCGACTGGTCGCTAGCTGATGGCGTCAGGCGAACCACCAGCACTGCAGCGCCGTCAGTGCGGACATGCCCTGAGTGCTATGCCGCGTTCAAGCCAGCACCCATCTGCCCAGTATGTGGCGCGGCCTGCGCACCGATCCAATCGCGCGTCATCCGCGAAATGGCAGGTGAGCTGCCCGAGCTGCGC